TTTCGGGTTTTCCTCAATATTTTTCTCAATTAGTAGCGGCTCAAATGTCCAGGTGGATGATTCCTCTGTGTATTGGTCCGGCTGCGTATTGTCTGAATTCGCAAACGTAACACGAAGCTCTGAAAGGTTTTTATCCGGGACAACATCAATGCCGGTTGAATACTGGACATAAGCTGAGTTGGTTGCCGCCGCTGAAATAAGAGCCTTCGGCCCAACGTAAACATAAACAGCCTCCCACCCGCGTTCCCGTGTCCATTTAGACTCAACGCGTTGAAGTTGAATTGCTGTGCTGCCTTTCCATTTAACGGTCATTTCAGTTCAGATGTGTTTCTCTCAATGTTTTTCATGGTTCGCTGCATTTCGAAAAATATAGGAGGCGGTGCACCTGGCCCGGCGCTTAAAAAGGATGCATCTGAAGTTCTGGCGTTTTGAATCAGCCGAACTCCTGCCGCCGCTTTTGTTGCCGCAACATTATTTGCCTTAAAAGCTAGGTCTGTCTTTTTATCATCCAGTCCAGCCAATAGCCTTACATCAGCTCCAGAAGTTAGCCCCAATCCTGCCGCTTTGGTCATTGCTTCCTCAAACCCAGCCTTAAACATTGGTATTAAAGAGACGCCACTTTCTTCCATTAATTTTTGCAGGTCTGCCATTGCGTCCTTCTTGTTCCACCCTTCCCCAACACGTTTTCCGAGCACTTGAAAAAGAGCGGCTGGAGGCATTTGCAAATCCTGATCAGTAATGCCGAATTTAGCAAAAGTATCCCTGATTCCCATGTCTTTGAATTTACCATCTTTTCCAACTTCATTGGCCCGTTGTTGGGTTTTTGAAAGACCTTTGATTGCAGCAACAACCTGCTCGCCTGTTGCGCCGTTTTGTGTGGCCGCGTATTCAAATTGTTGATAGCGTTCAGGCGTGACCCCTGCCTTTGCGGCTTGGTCCCGTATTTTTGCGGATCTTGGCAATTGACTTGCAACGAACCGAACCGCCTCATAAAAGGCGTCTTTAATTGCAGCAACGATATGCCCCTTGATAAATGATCCAATAGTGATGCTGACATTCTGAGCAAAACCCTTTGTTTCTCGCTCAGCTTGAGCAAGTCCAGCTTTCCACTTACTGCCGTCAAGGCTTACCTTCCCTTTTAGCTCAAAGTTTGGCATCTCATTTTCTTGAACACTTCGCTTAATTCATCACTAACAACACGACAACCGCCCTGGCTTTCATTCCATGCAAGTATCGACCACACAAGCTGACCAAATCTAGCATGATAAATTTCCTGTGGGCTGTAATTTAGTGAGGATACAGCAACATTGAATAAACTTTGAAGATAAGGAGTCCCGAAATCATCCCCTGATGAATCGTTTGTCATAACCTCAGGCGTTGCGGTGTTCTCCTCCATGTAATCATTCCACGCCGTTAAAACTTCCTCGAATCGAGGCATTTTTCCAACCACACGCAAAAAGGCCCAACGCTTAATTGAAAGGCTGCAATTTAAATCATCGGTCAACCATAACCTTGCTTGATCATAAGGCCTGCTTGCTATATTTAGGCAACGCCACAAATCCAAGGCGGTCGGAGTGTTGGGCCCTTTAAAGCGTTCCATTAACAGGCAGTGACCATACAGGAGCGGACCAAGGTGATACCCAGCAATACGCCAAGGCGAGGGCTCGATGGTTGTGATCCAGTTCATTAAGTAAGATCGTTAGCTCTTTGAATTGCCACAATGCTCCATTCAGCTATTTGCCCGGTTACCCTTACTTTTTCGGCGGAGTCTATAATGAATTGCCCTGAGCCATTCGTTGTGTCCCCGGTCATGCCACTACTGGCGTCAGAATCAATTTCAGGCCAGTCGTCATATGACAAAATTAATTCATCGCCGATTTCTATGGCGGTTTGGAATGCTGTTTCTGCGTTTGCCGCAGATGAACCAGATATAAAAAGACTCAAGCTTAGGATTTTTTTCTGGTTAAAGAAAACAACACCGGCATCCTCACCGTTACCGTCGGGTATCACCTGATTGTCGGCTCCTTTGGAAAGTCTTACGTTTTGAAGGTAAACTTTAACCTCTGAACTCGACCCAATTTTCAAATACTTTGCGGGCCCTGCTCCTAAACTGAAAACTACCGGGCTACCTTTTTGAACTACTGCCATTTTTTATCCTTGGATTTGTGGTTTATAAATCGGCCTCAGCTATGAGCAGAGACATGGTGAAAACTTCCGCAATCATTGGTTGCTCGTCATCGTGCTGAGTTTCTGGGCCACTTCGCCCCATAACCCCGATGCAATAAAAACCTGATGCCTTGGCGCTTAATTGAGCGTCGAAATTGTCGTATCTAATTGCGTCTTGGATGCGATCAACAGCGTCGTTAAATCTGTCCGTGCTGTTCGGTGTGCCGTCCTCGTCAATCTGATCCTGAACGCTCACAGTGACCTCGCAAACAGTGTTACCGCTGCCAAGCGGCATTTCCTCGCCACTGGCAACCGATACAACGACGCATGGTAATTCCTTAACCTCTCCGCGAGTCCCAGCGTAAACATGCCCCGAGTAATAATCCTTGAGCAGTGCCACCATTGCGGCTTCAGTTTTAATTCGTGCGCTCATCGTGCATTAAACCTGTCTGCGTCTTGTTGCATTTTTTTGGCCACATAACCGCGCATGTCGAGCGCGTCCTCGTTCATCGCTCTCTGAAGCGCTTGGCGGCCAACCTTCACAGCGCCTTCAACCTGGTTAACAATTTCAGCAGTCGGATTGATCCCTTGCCGAGCTGCTTTGCCGTATCCCTTCGGCCTGCCCTTTATGATTACCCTGGGCGGGCGGCGGAAAACCTTGGCTGACGGTTGCAAATCTCTGATGGCCCCGAACCATCCCGATTTCACAAACCCAACAGATGCATGGCGAGCAAGCCTCATTTTTTCGACTGCTGCGGCCATGTCTTTTCCTTGCAATCCATTTTTGCCTGCTCGACCTCGGTTGTAATTCACAAGGATCGGTCCAAGTTGAGCCTTTGGCGCAACTCTGCTTTTTTGGCGCAAATCTCGGTTGATACGTGGTCGCCTGGCTGCTGGCGTGTGCCGTATTGCTCGGAAGCAAATGTTGACAGCTCGCTTATTGACGATCTCGGCCAAGCTTCGCTTTGAGAATTTGATATATTCCCGAAGCGCCGCGTTGAATTCTCGCGTATCAATTTTTACTTCAACTGCCACGCTGTTTCGTAAGGTTGAATTGATAATGACCGCCGTTTTTGATTATCTGACCGATGCGGTATTTAACACCAGCAATGATAACCCGTGCCCCAATTATCGGGACGACTGAAGCGCTGGACCATTGCTGGCGGCTTGATGTCACAGAAGCCTCGAACCCTTCCAAATATCCGCCTGGCTCAAATTCCTTTGAATCTGTGCGGCTCGTTACGGTTCCTCGGTATTTACTGCCAGCGTAGTCAAAAATGATTCCGATTTGTGCCTCCAAATCGACTTGCTGTTCATGGGCTATCCGATCCTGCTCGCTGCCCCTTGAAAAAGTTTGCGCTCTGGATAGCGTTGTGTAATCAGGCGACGCGGTTACAACTTCGGTTGTAAAAACGTCGACCCGGCTAATTCCATCACCTTCCGGAACATCAAGCGCAATTGTCACCTCGTCCTCGTAATCACCGCTTTCATTGGTCCGCTGGGCAACATAAGCCGTTGCGTCAAATTGCGGCTCGTCTGCTGTTACGCGGAACGACCGGCCTGAATCACTCCAGGTGTAACCCTCACCAATCACAACCCATGTTGTGGGCGTTGCGGCGGCGGCTGTCTCATACAGAAACCGGCTATTTGTTTGGGTTATTTTATTGTCGGCCATATATTCAAAATGCCCGGCCCGTCATGCAGACAGACCGGGCAAACGGAACCAATGCGCTGTCGGGATTACTTGGTTTTTGGAGCTGTTTTTTTCTCGGAACTCGGCAGAGATTGAGAAATGTCACGGCGTCTTCGAAATGGTGGGCGGCGATATTCTTGGATCTGGATATATTTCCCGCTTGGGTTATCCCTCTCCTTATCGAACGCCTGCTTGATGATGTCGGCGTCGTCGCTGATTGCAATCGCCTCCATTTCACCATTGCGTTTCAAGCCAATTAATATGTTTGGTTTTGTTACCATTTTTTTTAAGAGCTGATGATTCTTTTCAATGCTGCGGTGTTGCCGACTGCTACTCCATAAAGCAATCCGACCGAGAATTTATATTGTCCACCGTCGCGGTCATACCATGCCCGGAACTGCAATGGGATGCCTGTTTTTGGGTCAACGGTGTTTAAAACCTGAACCCTCGGCGTTACTGGCTCAGCCACTGTTCTGGCTGCGATCAACAAGGCACAAGGGTGACAGACAAACCCGGTCAGGTTTTCGCCGTTGTTAGGAATGCCTTCATACTCGTGAATCCCAAAACCGTGAATCATTCCGGCGGCGTGATTTCTGACCGCATCAGATGATCCGTAAGCGCTGGCATCCTGAATTGCTGCATCCTTTTGCAAACTGGCGTTGTAGGTTGGCAACAGCATTGCAGACCGAAGCGATTTTGGAACCTTTGCGGTTGATAGCGATGCGGCCAAGTCAGCCAAATCATCGCTATCAAAGTTTGCTGCCGTCGATGTCAAGGGCGTAGGAAAGTTCGCCGCTGTCACTAACGCCAGCAAATCATCCGCAACAGATTTGCAAGTTGCTTCAACTGCTGGTTCAACAAATACCCGCTGCAACCAGTCAACATTACCAACCAAAGAAACCTCTTTGTCGGTGAACCCGGTCACAAAGCCCTTGAAATTGGACAGTGTGACCGTTTTCGCCGTGCTGGTAACGTCTGATGCAGAATAACCGCTTGAGAGATCCTGAACCGTGGCGCTTGAAGGAATGCGTGTGGTTACACTCGCCCCACGGTTGCGGATGTCCTGCGAAAAATCGCGGGTAAAAGCAGACAGCATGAAAAACTGGCTCCCCAGGTAATCAAGCGTTTGCTCGGCTATTGCCGCGAGGTTTATTCCTCCAAGTGTATTTGCCATATGTCAGGCTTAGGCTGATTTGATTCGTTTAAGTGCGGTCGCGTTTCCTGCAGCCACACCATAAAGCACGCCCATGGACACCTTGTAAACACCGGCATCAGGGTCATACCAGGACCGGAATTGCAACGGCAATCCTGTGCTTGGATCTGTCACGTTCTCAACCTGCAAACCTGGATCACTTGGCGTTGCTGGCTGACGTGCTGCCAGGAGCAAAGCGGAAGGATGCAGGGCGATTGCGGCGAGGTTTTCAGAGTTGGTCGGTATGTCTGAATATTCAAACAAATTGAAGCCATGCACCCGGCGTGCTGCGTGCTCCCTGACTGCTTCAGAACCGGCATATGAGCTGGCATCCTGAACAATGGCATCCTTTTGGATGGATGCGTAATAGGTCGGAGGCAGCAACAAAGCGCGTTCCGCTTTCGGCACTTTCGCAGTGCTTAAGTCAGCGGCCAGATCAGCGATTTCATCCACGTCGAAATTTGCGGCGGTGATGACTTCGTTGGCTGAAAACGTCGCATTCAAAACCAACGCCAGCAGGTCATCCATGACCTTGTTGAGCGTTGCCTCCAATGCTGGCGCCATAAAGATGCCTTGCAGCCAGTCCAGGTTTCCAGCTTTGGAAACTTCCGCATCTGTAAACCCGTAAACGAACCCGTAAAACTTGTTTAGGGTGATCGTTTTGGCGGTGCTGGTTACATCGCTTGCTGAGTAACCGCTTGAGAGGTCTTGGACCGTTGCGGCACTAGGAACGCGGGTTGTTACAGACTCGCCACGACTGGCAATGTCTTCCGAAAAATCACGCGTAAAAGCGCGAAGTGGATGGAACTCATAGGATAAATAGTCCAAAGTTCCTTGGGCGATTGCGGCTAGGTTGACTCCGCCTAATGTGTTGGCCATAAGTTATTTAGAGTTGAGGCTTGATGTGTTCGAGGTAAAACGCGCGTTTCTCTTTAGAGTTGGTCAGCGCGTTATGTTCGGCCCAAAGGTCTTCAAGGTTTTTGTCCTCTC